CTAAAACGGTTAAACTTATGAATGTTAACATACCATTAAGCGCTGTAACAATATATAATGATACAACATTGAGATTTATTGTACCTAAAATTTATACAGGAGATGTTAATATTTCAGGTAAGATTGCCATTACAACAGACCATGGAACATTCTCAGGAAATACATTATTCAATTATAACCCAGCCTTAAGTGGTGTTACAACATCATCACCAGGTTCATATACAAACCCAGCAGCGGCAAATAAAACACCAACATATTCCGCAACAACAGGAACTACGGATACAAAACTTGCGTCATCTAATCTTAACCCAGAAAATACAGGACCTATTGTTCTTAGTGCGGTTACCGACACTAAAAATTCAAGAGGTAGTAATACACAATTAACAGTACAAGTTGGTCCTAATGCTGGAGTGTGGAAGATAGATACACAACCAACATTTAACTATAGAGTTAATCGAATAGTACCAGGACCTGATGGAAAATATATTGGGCAAAGAGTTACAACCGTAGAGGGAAGTCGATTAATAGGATTTGTTTCTAACGACCAACAACAGTTTTCAATTAGTCAGGCTCAAATGATGGAAGAAATGAAACAACATCTTGACGCGGAGGAAATGGTGGATGCCAGAATTTATACAAGTATTGAATTATATGCTCGCCCTGCTGACAAAGTTAAAAATCCTCAAGACGTTATAAAAACATATAACTTCAACTTATTTTTAACTGATAAATTTGTTGGTGACAACATTTCAAATACGGTTACCGCACCAACGACAGGAACAACAACAGGAAGAACATTTGCGGAGAAATCAATTTCAATTATTAAAATTGGAGAATCCGATACATTACAAGGTAATGGATGGCAATATTTCAACATTAAAAAACCATCTGGTGGTTACATAACATTTAAATTTGACGCACCTGAATTTAATGAAAAATATTACGCGGATAAAACCATTGTTAATTTAAATAATGAATTAGTAAGTTATAGTTATGTTGGAGGTTCGGATACCAAATATACTGAAGTGATAACCGTAAACAGTTTAGGAGAATTCAAATTAAAGATAAATTATTTACCATATGGATACACATCACCAATAGGAGGTCAAGTGTTAACACAAACCGTATATAGTCCGATATTTACTTTATAACATAACAACATATTTATAATAAAAGATTCTTATGAACATAAAATCAGCATTAGACAACTACTTAGGAAAATCTACAAGATATTCTGAAGAAGATAACGGAGACGGAACAAAACAAGTATGTGACTTAGACACAGGAGATTGTTACACCGTTAGAGAAAGAGACGGACTTATCGAAAGAGCAGGTCATCAAGTTACCGCTAACAGAAAAGTTAGAGTGGAAACATCAAAAGGAATAAAACAACTATTAAACGGATAAAACAAATGAGTTTAGATAAAAAAATATTAAGTGAGATTGATAGATACAGAAGTATTAATCAATATATCACAGAACAAGCTGCCGATGTTGCAGCACCTGAACAAGATTTAGGGGCGTTAGCACCATTACCAGGAGACGTAGGAGCAGGAGCTCCACCACCTCCAGCAGATGCAGGAGCAGTACCACCTCCAGCGCCAGCGGCACCAGCAGGCGGAGAACCAATAGATGTTGAGAATGACCCTGATGTTGAAAAACTTAATGATGATGGAGAGTCTGAAGAAAAAAATGACGAAGGTGATGGAGAATCTGAAGAACTTGATATTACAGAATTAGTAGACTCACAAAAAAGTATTGAAACAAAACAAGAAGAGTATTTTAACAATCTATTTGGGCAGTTAAATGATTTACAATCAAGACTTGGAGAGATGGACAACATCATGAATAAATTAAATTCACTTGAAGCTAAGATTGAAAAATATAGAGAAAAAACTCCACAAGAAAAATTAGAGTTAAGAACTTACGATTCATATCCGTTCAACCAAAAACTTTCACAATTTTTTGATGACAAATCAGAAGAAATGGAAAAGACTGGAAAAAATGATTATATTTTAACAGCTGACGAGGTTAAAGACATTAACGTATCAGACATTAAAAATTCATTTCAACCTGGAGGAGCTCCCGAAACGGACACATACAAAACTTCATTTAAATAATTTAAAGGTGTCGAAAGACACCTTTTTTATTTGACAAAACGAATACACTCACCTATATTTATATAACAAATTTAATAATTTTAAAAACTTAAAAACATGAGTTCATTAGACGCCGTATTGGCACAGTACGAAAAAACGCAAAACGCATCGGGCGGAGCCCAAAGTAAAATGTCGCAAGACGAAAGAATGAAAAGGTATTTCGCTTTAATCCTTGGAGATAAAGAGAAATCAGGTCAGAGAAGAGTAAGAATTCTTCCGACCACAGATGGTTCTTCGCCATTTAAAGAAGCATGGTACCACGAAATTCAAGTAGGTGGACAATGGCAAAAGTTCTACGACCCAGGTAAGAACGATAACGAACGTTCACCTTTAAACGAGGTTTACGAAGAGTTAATTGCAACAGGTAAAGAGTCTGACAAATTGTTAGCGGCTCAATACCGTTCTCGTAAATTTTATATCGTTAAGGTTATCGACAGAGACCACGAAGAAGACGGTCCAAAATTTTGGAGATTCAAACACAATTACAAGAATGATGGTATCTTAGACAAAATCATTCCAATTTGGAGAAACAAAGGTGACATCACTGATGCTGAAAAAGGTCGTGACTTAATCATCGAGTTATCTAAAGCTAAAACTCCAAAAGGTAAGGAGTACACAACTGTATCAACAATTATGTACGACGACCCAGCTCCTGTTCATACAGACGCCGCACAAGCAAGTGCATGGATTAATAATGAGTTAACTTGGTTAGACGTTTATTCTAAAAAACCTATTGATTACCTTGAGGCGATTGCTCGTGGAGAGACTCCAAAATGGGATACTGAAAAGGGTGGATATGTTTACGAAAGTAATTCAGTAGCTACCGAATCTTTTGGTGGTGGAACTTCTAAGTCTAGCTCACCAGCAGTGGATTTAGACCCACAAGCAAATGACGAACCAGACGGAGATTTACCGTTTTAATTTATAACAAGGGTGGGAATCCCCCACCCTTTAATTTTTTATCACATGACATTTAAAGAAGAAATTGACTTACAGTTGAAAGACAATAAAATGCTGTCTTATGAATTCCTAAGTCAACTTAAAGATAAAAATTACTTCTCAGGTAGAAGTAAAGAAATTGGTGATACAGTTTTGTTTGGTATGATGAAAGAAGTAGACGACAATGGTCAAATGACATTTAGTCTAATCACTTTTCACGAAGAAGAAGTTGGAGTTTTGTATGAACAAGACGAAACATTTTATAAAGGACCAAAACAGAATAAATTACCAAACATTAAAAGAATAGAAAATGGCAATTAAGAAAAACGATTTTAAGTCTATCAAAGACAAATTCTCAACCTCAGCAAAATATAAACCACAAAGGTTTTTTGACTTAGGTCCTGATTTCTTGGATGCGGTTGGTCTACCAGGTCCAGCAATTGGACATTTGAATATGTTACTTGGTCACTCAGATACAGGTAAGACAACGGCACTTGTAAAGACTGCGGTTGATGCTCAAAAGAAAGGTATTCTTCCTGTGTTTATTATTACAGAACAAAAATGGTCATTTGAACATGCCAAGTTAATGGGGTTTGATTGTGAGGAAGTGGTTGATGAATCAACAGGGGAGTTAGATTGGGATGGTTTTTACATCTTTAATAATAACTTCAGTTATATTGAACAAATTACCGACTATATCAACTCATTATTGGACGAACAAGAGAAAGGCAACCTTGACTATAGTTTGTTATTCTTATGGGACTCAGTAGGTTCTGTACCATGTAAGATGACATTTGAAGGTAAGGGTGGTAAACAACACAACGCTAGTACGTTAGCCGACAAGATTGGTATGGGTATTAACCAAAGAATTTCAGGGTCTCGTAAAGCAGATTCTAAATATGAAAACACTTTGGTTATTGTTAACCAACCATGGGTAGAATTACCTGACAATCCATTCGGACAACCAAAGATTAAAGCTAAAGGTGGTGAGGCCATTTGGTTAAACTCATCATTAGTATTCTTATTTGGAAACCAAAAAGGTGCGGGTACAACTAAAATTACCGCAACAAAAGATAAGAGAACTATTAAGTTTGCATCAAGAACAAAAGTTTCTGTAATGAAGAACCACATCAATGGATTGGGTTATGAAGATGGAAAGATTATTGTTACACCACACGGATTCATTGCAGGTAAAGAAGTTACGGAAGAGAAAGCGTCAATTGAAAAATACAAAAAAGAATACGCAGACTATTGGAAAGATATCATTGGAACCGACGGTGATTTTGACTTGAAAGAAGAAAAAGAAGATTAGTATTTATTGTTTCACAATTTAAATCACAGATGTGATTAAGACATTATTAGTAGACGGAGACAATCTGTTTAAAATTGGATTTCACGGAGTTAGAGAGATGTATGATGGGGGTGACCACTTAGGTGGCATCTACCACTTCATTAACATCATAAAAAAGTTTCTTGAAGAACATAACTTGGATAAAGTTGTTGTCTTTTGGGACGGAGACTCGAACTCATCTATCAGGAAATCGATTTATCCACAATACAAGGCGAATAGAAGGCAAGACATGAACGAGTATAAGTACGAGTCATATCTGCAACAAAAATCTCGAGTTAAACAATACCTCGAGGAGATATTCGTACGCCAAGTTGAAATGATAAACAACGAGGCTGATGACCTGATAGCTTACTACTGTAAAGTATCTAATGAGGAGGACATCATTATCTTCTCTGCAGATAAAGACCTAACACAACTCATATCAGAAAGAGTTACCATATATTCTCCAATCTCAAAACAATATTTTAAGAACGGAGATATGATAACCATCAATAAAGTTGACATACCACATTATAATGTTTTAGTTACCAAAATTTTCACAGGAGACAAGTCTGATAATATCGATGGCATTGAAGGGTTGGGGGAAAAGACTTTATTAAAATTCTTTCCTGATTTACGTGAAATGCCTTGCACTATGGACAAATTACTTGATATTGCACGAAATAACGAACAAAAGAAAAAACCAAAAGCTCTTGAAAATATTTTGACTGGTAAGACAAAAAGCGGTATACTTGGTGAAGAGTTCTACAACACTAATAAGAAGATTGTAGACCTTGAGAACCCACTTATTACCGATGAAGGTAAAGAACTTGTAAAACAAATATATACCGATACAATTGACCCCACAGACAGAGGATACAAAAACTTAATGAGAATGATGATGGAGGATGGACTCTTTAAGTACCTCCCCAAGAATGACGAGGCTTGGGTAAATTTCCTCAAACCATTTATGAAATTAACAAGAAAAGAAAAACGCAACACAAACAAAAATTAAAACATGAGAGAGCAAGACAGCACGAAAATGGAATTCCTTTTGACATTGAATGACAACATTGTAGTTCAAAGATTTTTCAACGTTAGAGGGTATATCCCTAAAGCAAAAAACTCAATGGAGTTATATGACTTCATTCTAAGTTTGAAAAATGAATTACAATACGCTTTGAAAATGAAGACTGTAATTTACATGATGGACAACAGAGACGCAATTGCGCATGACCCATCAATTATGAACACCTCTTACACAGAGGGACCTGAAATTTTTAACATTTATGTTAAAGTTGGAGAACAGACAATTTGTCATAGAGTTTTTGACGGAAAATTTTATCCACCAAAAGTTCGTTATACCGTGGACGTACGACCATTTTTAAAAGAGGTTCTTCGCGAGTTAACTGACATTTTTTCAAACAACAAATTAACTTACGAATATTTGGAATTTGACCTTAGCAAGTAACTATTTAATTAATACGAGGGATAATTTTAAAACAATATATGAACAAAAATTTCGATTATTTAGGTAATACATTTCAACTACAACTATTGAATCAGATAGTTGTGGACAAAGACTTTTCATCGTCTATTATGGACGTGATTGAGTCATCGTACTTTGACAACAAGTACTTTAAAATCATCTTGCAGATGATAAAAGAATACCATATAAAGTATGAATCAACGCCTAATTTTGAAACTCTTGACCAAATTGTTAAATCAGAAATTACACAAGAAATTGTTGCTAAAGTAGTTTTAGATACTTTAAAACAAGTAAAAGACGCACCTTTTGAAGGAACCGTATTTGTCCAAGAAAAAGCTTTAAAGTTCTGTAAACAACAAGAACTACAAAAG